ATGGACGAAAATGTTGATAGGGTAAGACAATCAATTTTAGATAATATTTGTTATACAGATATTCATATTTTAATAAATTGTATAGATGATGATGCTATTAAAGATGTTATTAAAGCAGATGAAATTGAAACACCTACACAAAGTGAAACAACCTATAAAAACGATGGTTGTCCTATATGTTTAGAGGAATATTCAACAGATGTTATTATGAAAGTTGCTTTATGCGGACATTGTCTTTGTCAAACTTGTTGGGAGCATATTATACAAAGTAATAAATGTATCTGTCCAGAATGCCGAACAAATTGGCGTATTCCAACTGGTGAAGATGAAATAATACCATACAACGAAGATGATATATTTGAGATGGTTAATAGTGATAATGATGAAGGGTTATTGGAAATTATTGATTATGGTAAATTAATTACAGCAGTTTTAGAAACGGAAGAACTTACACATATTTTAGGGGTTGATATGGTTAGCGAAGATACAGAAGGATTTGAAACACCAGATAAATACAGAGAAAGGATAGGTGGGGGTGAGAATTATGTTATTCTTTGTAGAAGGGAATAGATATTATTAAATCTTATAAGGTCGTATAACAAATCATTTTATATGAGATTATTATTTCATATAAAAAAAGGTGGGAAAGTAGTAAAGTTGTGCGGTGTTTTTGAAGATTTTTGGCGAGGATTTTTTTTTGGATTTTGGATTTTGGATTTTTGAAATTTCCCACAAAAATCTTCCAAAGTGGCGCACAACTTTACTACTTTACCTCCATTTTTTATACTAATGATTTTTATATGTTAAAAATAGAGCAAAATCATATAAATCAAATATATAAAAAAACAATATAAAAAGATTATATTATACTATAATATAAATGGAAGTTATTGACCTACCAACAAAGAAGGATAAAACGACTTATATGAGGGAATACAAGAGGGAACAATACAAGAAAAATCCAGAAAAAATTAAGGAAAAGAATAAGGCATACTATTACAAATATAAATATGATATTTCAGTTGAAGAAGCACACAAATACGATACATTACTTCCAAATATTGTAAGATTAAGGAAGGAAATTGAAGATATAATTGAAAAGCGTCCAGAATTAATTAATGAACTTTTATCACCTTATTTGAACCAACATCCTATCCCAACTATTTAGGGATATTTTAGGAATATATTAATTGTTTATAAAAATAATTAATATATATTTAGGAAAAAAAGATTTAAAGATTTATATTATTATATATTATAAATGGCGTCCCCAGAAAACGACAATCCGCTTTCCGCTTTTGCTTGGTCTTTGAATAAGGAATGTTTTTCCAATACCATATTTGCTAAGAAAAAGATGGTTGAATATGCGGATGTTAAAAAGGTTTATGGGTTTTTAAAAAATAATATGGGAATATCATATCAAGGATTAAAAAGATATGAAATGATTAAAGATAAAACCGAACAAGAACAAATCCAAAGGTTCAAAGAATTATATAATAGTGATATGAAGTGTTTTCAAACCGCAGTTGTATTAGCAAAACATAAATGGGGTAGAGTTATACCAGCGAATGATTATCTTTCACTATCTATTTTTCATAGACCTACAAGACATTCGTTTTGTGATGATATTTATATGGATATTGATATGATAAACGCTCAACCTACTATATTGTTTGAAATAGCGAAACAAAATGAAGAAAAGTTAGAATGGATTGAAGAATATGTTAAACGACCAAAAGAATATAGAGAACTTATTATGAAACACCATAACACCAGTAAGGATTGTGCGAAGAACTTACCTATTTGTATTATGATGGGAGGTTCTTATAATGGTTGGATTAAAGATTGGGATATTCAACTAAATACCGAACCACAAGAACGAATTGGTGATATTCAAAATATGGAAAATGAAATGAAAGGTATTATTAATATTATTTACGCTACAAATCAACATATTAAAAAAGATGTGTTAAGACAAGACCCTCATAAATGGCGAAATGAAAATGAAGCGAAAAGGGGTGTGATGGGGTTATGGTGTCAATCAGTAGAAAGGTTATTACAAGAAGAGGTTATTAAATGGTTAGTTGATAAAAAAAGTTTTGAACTGGAAAAAATAGTCCCTTGTCAAGATGGGTTTATGGTTTTAAAAGAATTTTGGTATGATGAGATTGTTGAAGATTGTAATAAGGTAATAAAAGAAAAGTTTAACTTTGATATTAAGTTTTTGAATAAACCATTTGATGAAAAGATTGATATACCTTTATTTGAAGGTAGTAAAGAATGGGACGAATGGGAAGACTTATTATCATCTAAAAAGTTAGGTGATTTTTTTATTGAAAAGTTTGGAGATTTTGTTGTTAAATATAAAAATTGTATTTATGTTTATCACAATAATAGATGGTATGATGAAACTGATAAAAATAAAAGACATAAACTAACTCGGTTTATTAGTGAGAAATTATATGAAGAAAGAAAAGAAGATATAGTTGGAGATGTTTCATTAAAAGAAAAACATCTGTCTGTATTATTGAAAATGTTAAGAAACAAAACATCATCTATGACTGGTATGAATGAGATAATGGTTCATTTATTATCAAAAGCAAAAGAAAACGAAGAAGACTTTAACCACAAACCTTTTCTTTTAGGGTTCAATAATGGTGTGTTTGATTTAGAATTAAATGAGTTTAGAGATTATAAGTTTGATGACTATATAACTCTAACAACAAAATATGATTATGAAAAAGTTGATTATGGGTGTAATGATGAGGAAGATTTTTTAAGTAAAGGTGATAATGGTGATTATGAATATGAAATAACAGAAGAACAAATAAAATTATGGACTTATAACCGAACAATAAGAGATGAACTTATAAATGTTTTTAATACTATACACCCAGACCCAGAGGTTATGTTATTATATTTTCAAACACTCGCAAGTGGATTGGACGGAAGAGCATATCAAAAGTTATTTTTATTTAACGGACAAGGTGGTAATGGTAAGGGTTTAACTGGTTCTTTAATGGATATAGTATTAGGTGAGTATTATCACCAACCTTCAAACGGAATATTAAAAGATGTTGAAAAAGCAAACACTCCTTCACCAGATATGATAAACTTAAAAAATAAAAGATATATTAATTTCAAAGAGGTTGCTGGTGCTGTAAGGGTTGCTATGTTAAGAAACCTTACTGGTGGAGGTAAATTTAGTGGTAGGTTATTAAACCAAAACCCAGAACAATTTTATATGAGTGGGACATTTGTAATGGAGTTTAATACTTCACCAGATTTAGACGGAAAACCTCAACAAGCGGATTATAGAAGATTGGTTGATATATTGTTTCCAGTTAATTTTACAGAAGACGAAACAAAGATTGATAAAGAAATAGGAGGTGTGTTATTCAAGAAAGCAAACCCTTATTATGAAACACAAGAGTTTTTAGAAAAATCAAAATTAGTATTTTTAGATATGTTGATAAAGGTTTATCAAACTTATAGAGATACCGAAAAAAATACTGGTATTATATTTACTATACCAGATAGCGTAAGAGAACGAACTAAAAATTTTATTGAAGACCAAAATCTTTTCCAAAAAGTTATTAATGGGGAATGGATTAAAGTTGAGGTTGATTATAATGACAAAAAAGATATAAAAGCAAAAACAACAGCAGTAAATGATATGTGGATTAGTATAACACAGAGTGAAGAATATAAAAACTTAACATACCGAGAAAAAAGACAATATAATATGAAAGATTTTTATAAATGGGTTGAAGGGATATATAAGGTAGAAGATAATGGTAAAACTGGTAAGAGGATAGTTGGGGTTATAAGAAAAGATATTAATTATGATAGTGAAGACGAAGAAGATAAACTAACTTCTTAATTTAATTGTTAATATTATAAATAATTTTCTTTATTTATAATATATGGAAGAACTATTTAGCGAAGTATCTCAACCACTTTATCCAGACCCTACTCCTATTTTAAGATTACCTATTGATGAACCAGAACTGGAACTAACGGAAGAACAACGATTATTTTTATTGAAAAGACAAAAGGTTCAAAGGTGTAAGGTTATAGTATTAGATAAGATGAACCTACACCCTATCAATACTAATGTTTCCAATTTACAATTTAGACAAAAGTGTCAATTAATAAAAGACGTTGAAGAACTTATGAATAAACCAGATGAATACATTATAGAAGAGTTTAATAATATATGTTTAGACAAAGTATTTACAGAGGATTACACATCATACCCAGTATATATTAAGTCTTTACCTATCCCTATATAATTAAGATAAAGAATTAATAATCATATAATAGGTCATATTATAAATAATTTAATATCTTTATTTATAATATAATGAGCGGACAACCAACCATTAACCCTACGGACGCTTCAAAGTTTAGGCAACAATATTTAGCAAACCTTGCTCTTCAAGCAAATATAGACGACCAAAATCTTCAAGCAAATAAGATTTACAAGAAGACTGGTATGACACCTACACAACCAACTGATTCAAGAACTACCGCTGAAATATTAGCAGATACCGAAAGACTTAAAATTGAAGTAAGAAGTCAATTATCACAAATAGCAGATGGAACTAATGCTGATAATATAGTTCAACAATTAGACCCTTACCAATTACAATTTTTAGCACAGCATATAGACGAGATTGTTAAAGATATTAAACCTAAATATAAATATGGTGTAGATGCCTTATCATTCATACTATACTTCCAATCGTATATGGATAAAGCAAACGCTACTAATGAAGTGAGTTTTGGATTACAACAACAGATGGGTAGAGATATACTTATGGGAGTTCAACAGATACAACGAGATATGGTTAATCCTCAAATGTTAGGTCAAGTAAGAGATGAGGTAAATCAAGCAACAGATTTGATGAATAGAGCGCTACACCAAGCAGTAATGAGGGATATAACAAACCTTCAACAATTCTTACCAAGTAGAGAATTTATTACTCGCATAGCACAAATTCAAGACGCTAATACATTATCATTAGTTCAACAAACTATGAACTTAGCATATCAAAACTTTCCTACTAATCAACAACTTTTACCTTTATTACAACAATTACAAGTAGGTTTATCAAGAAGGGACAGACAATATGTGGATAGAATAGGACAGCAGTTGGAACAACTTTTAGCAGTTGAACCAGCATCAGCAGACCAAGTAAGATTTTTAAGACAATTAATAGAACAACAACAGCAACAAGAAGAAGGGAGTGTGACTTCTATGACACCACAAACAGGAACATCACCTCGTTCAAGAAGGGTTCAAGAGTTAGGTGAAACCCAAAAACAGAACCTACGAGATAATTATAGACCAAGTGATAGTTTTGGTCCTAATCCAACAGCAACAGAACTCAAAGACTATATTAGAACTATGAAAGGATACGCTGGTAATCTTATACAATATAAAAGAGATTTTGGGTTTGAAAGCATAGCACCTATCACTTCTATTGATAAGTTAAGACAAGCAGTTGAGAAATTAAATGGAATTGTTGCGAACCAAATAGAAGACTCATCCAATCCATTACCAAGAGGACGAACTGAGTCTGGAAGAGGTTTAAGCAAACAGATAAAGGTAATCAAAGGTAATGGTTTAGTATATTATAAAGCAAGACCTTTGGAGATTGATACAACAAAAGGTATAATGCCTCAAAGTAAGTATGTTCCATTTGGTAGGTTTGCTATTGATACTCATAGGTTAAATGATGACATTATTTCTTTGAAAAGAGGTAAAGGTATTAATGTTTCTGGATTTCCAGTTGTAAGGGTATCCAAACATTTAGGGGCAGTTGTTAGAGATATTGTTGGTGGAGGACAACCTAATTATAATAACTTATCTATGCTTGACGAGCAAGAAAAGGTATATCTTCATAAATTAGCAAAGAGTAGCAATATACTACACAGATTAACCATTCCAACTCCTAATAGAAGTGAAGATGAAAAGGATATTAATCAATTTGAAGTAATGAAGGGTGAAATACTTAATGGTAATGATAATATTGATATGATAAGAAGGTTTAAGTTATTGATTAATAAACTCATTAATAAAGACCTTTTACCAAGAGGTCAAGCAAAAGAATTACTTTTAGAACTTGCTTCTTTTGGATATTAATTTCTCAACTTAATATATAATGAGTTATTCATACGCATACAATCCTATTGTATCAAATCCAAGAATGTCTAAACACATTCCACAGATGGAAAGCGGAGGGTTTCAAACCCCTTTTTTCTTTGGTGGTTCGCAAGTTCCATCTAATCTTTTCATTCCAAAAAACAGATATAATGGTTCAAGTGGAAGTGGTTTCCATAAAGGTTCTCCATCTATTACAAATCCAACCGATTTAGATTTTACATTTAAAAAAGGTTCAAAATCAAAAACACATTTAGGAGATTTAGATTTTACAGCAAAAAAAGGAACACATTCAAAGACACATTTAGGAGATTTAGATTTTACTACAAAGAAGGGAGATATGGTGTTCCATAGAAAAGGTCATAACATTAAAATACCTCATACTTTACCATTTGAAAAATAAAATATCTATTTATATTATAATGAGAATAGTTGTATTAAATACTTCAAACCTTGTTCCAGACGGACAGAACAATTCACTCATATATAAGTTTCCTAATTCAGTTTTGTTTAAAGGAAACTCTATTGCGGTTTCATCTGTATCTATGTATTATTCTTGGTTTAATATATCATCAGCATTTGGTAATAACACATTTAGTTATACTTGGATAAACGGAGCAACTACAACTACTTATAATGTTGTTATTCCAGATGGTTTGTATGAGATTTCAGATTTAAATTTATTTTTACAATTCACATTTATTGAAAATGGTAATTATTTAATTGATGGTGGAGGTAAGAATGTGTATTATGGAGAGTTTTTATTGAACCCTACAAGATACGCAGTTCAAGTTAATACTTATTATGTTCCAACATCAGCACAAGCAACTACATTAGGATATACAGCACCAGTAGGGTTCGCTGGTTTTCCTACTATCTCATATAATCCTATTTTTACTTTTCCATCAAGTTTTAATGTTATTGTAGGATTTAGTGCTGGTTATCAAACACCAGATAATACTGCTAATGCTTATGTCCCTCCAATAGACCAAACCTTAATAACAAAGAATAATAATGGAACGATTAGTTGTTTATCCACCCAAGCACCCAACGTCCAACCTAACTCGTCTATATACTTTTCTTTAAGTAATATTAATAATCCTTATTCTTCACCTTCCTCAATTATATACGCACTTGTGCCTACTGGCGCTGTTGGAACTTTGATTGCTGAACGTCCTCCGCAGTTTGCTTGGAATAAATTGATTGATGGAACTTATAATGAATTGAGATTACAATTTTTAGGAAGTAATTTCCAACCAATAACAATTAACGACCCACAGATGACTATAATGTTAGTAATTAAGGAAGCAGATGAATATGGTGGTAAATAAAATATTACTTAATTATATATGTCATATACCAGTGATATAACTGACCAGTATTTAGACAAAGTATATGACGACTTCCAAAAAGAACAGCAGAAATTAATTCAAGATATTAAGTCTGGATGTGAAGATATTAAGGAAGTTGAAAATCAAAAACAATTTAGTTTATTGAATACTTTAATGATTAATGTCTTACGCTTACGCAATTTAAGAAAAAAAATTAAACAACGAATGGATAGTTGTTAAAATAAAATATTTAGTAATAGTATATGAGAACTATACATAGAGCAGTTATGCCTATGAGTAATGGGACAATAAGAGTAGGGACAAGGAAACATATTAGCGGAAGAGGTAATGGTTCTGTTCTTCTAAATATTGGTGGTGCTGGTGGAGGTAGTAGTTATAGCAGTATTGATGATTACACCAACACAACTGGTATCAATCCTTTTTTAGGCAGTTCAAATGCTATTGTTGGAAATGGTTTAGGAAAAAGTAAGGAATTAGTTAATTCAAAATTGGAAAGTTTATTGGTTAAAACTAAAAAGGGCAAAAAAGAGAAGAACATAAACTTTAATATTTAGGAGGTTTTTATGGATTATATAATATTTTTTTATCTTTTAATATTATATAATGAGTTGTGATAAGTTAGTGTTTGACCTCTCCCAAGAGATAGAAGGTTCTCCGAATGTCTTTGTAAAAAAAGATTGGTTGAATATTCTTGATAACCAGAACCAGAATTATGGTGGTAATCAAAGTGTAATCGATACGAGTCAATTAACAAATTCCAACAAGTATCTATCATACCGAGAAGCATACCTTTTGTGTCCTTTATTGCTTACATTAAGCACCGCAAATGGAAATTTTCTCCCAAATTCTGCTGGTTCTTCTTGTGATTATGCGATGGGGTTAAAAAACTGGTTTGGGACAATAATCCATTCATACACTTTGGACTATAATGGAACGACTATAATTCAGCAGACACCTTTTATCAATATGTGGAACTCTTTTAAATTAATGACTTCTTTGTCTTGGAATGATGTTACCACACAAGGTTCTACTATTGGGTTTTATCCAGATGACCCTAAATCTTGGCAATTCTTCAACTTTGCTACCCCAGGAACATCTGGAAGTGGTGTTTGTAATAACACAAATTCCCCAGCAAATGTTATTGCTAATAATATTACTGGTCAATTAAACAACTTTAATAGCGGTCAAGGTAATTCTGGGTTTTTAATAAGACAACAATATATTAACTTTGACCTTGGTGGTGTTGTTGGTAATATTCAGTATGGTTCAATTCTCCCTCCACAAGCAGTTAATAACCTTTGGAAGTCGTATATCATTAATAAGCAAAATGTTAATGTTGGTGCTGGGACGAGTGGTATTTTAGAAATAGCAGTTACTGCTACAATTTATTTGAAACATATTCATTCCTTTTTCCAGATGGTTCCTCTGCTTAAAGGAGTATTTATGAAAATGACATTAAACCTTAATAACACTACGACTGTATTTACTACAACTTCTAACGGAACTGCTGGAGGTCCAATTACCTCTATGGCATTACAATCTGTTTCTAATGCTGTTGGAGGTGTCAATCCTACTATGATTGCTTCCACAACCGCTGGTAATGGAGGTTTTAATTTGAATTCTGTTCTCGCAACTGGAAACGCTGCCACATATACTGCTACAATTTCAGTTGGTGGAACTACTACTAACTCCCAAGTTTCTTCTCTTAATGGTTTTGTTAGAAGTCCTCTCGCTCAAAGTATTTATCTGTATGTTCCAGCATATACATTTAATCCAGTCTTTGAACAAGCGTATTTGTCAAGTCCAGTTAAACAGATTAAATACACAGATATTTACCAGTATCAAGTTCTTAATATTAGCGCTACAAGCGGTCAGTTTAATAATCTTTTGACGAATGGTATAGCAAATATCAAGTCAATTCTTATTCTTCCATTTTACTCCAATACTGGTGGTTCAACTGGTCTTCCTGCTGGTGTTCCAGTTTATCAGTCTCCTTTTGACCCTGCTGGTTCTGGTCCTACATCACCTCTTACCCTTCTTACCAACTTTAATGTGGTTGTGAGCGGACAGAACGCAATCTACAACACACAAAGGTATTCGTTCGAGCAGTTTAATAACCAGTTATACGGAGCAAATGCGGTTAATGGAGGAATGACGGATGGTCTTACATCATCTCTTATTAATTCTATGTCATTTGAAATGGAGTATTGCTATTACTATGTGAATATTTCAAGAATGCTTCCAGTTGAGGAGAGTGTTCCGAAGAGTGTTCAAATTGTAGGAACGAATAATACTGGAAGTTCATTAGACCTTTGGTGCTTTATTGAATATGGTGTGGAAGTTTCAATTGATATTTTGACTGGAAGTAGGGTCTAAATATAAAACTTAATAATCAAATAAATCATTTTTATCCTTTATTTATTCTTAATATTTAGGCGTTATTTATTTTCTAAATACAATATATAATGCCTCACCATATAGTTCATATTTCGGCATCACCGAAACAACTATCTAAACTACGAAACGGACATAAAGTTAGAGTTAAACCAGCAATGGAAGGAGAAGGATTTAATCTTATTATTGACCCTTCAAGATTAGACCTTTTTACCAGAACATTTAGCAGAGGGAAAGGTTTAGAAATATCATTAACTCCGCAAGAACTTGCTGTAAATCAAGAAGCATCTCCTCAAATGAGTGGTAGTGGTATTTTTGGTAAGAAGTTTGATAAGTTTTTGGATAAGAATGGATTGAAAAAGGTTGCTTATAGCATAGGGGACGCTGCCAAACCAGCAGTTAAGGCAGCGCTATTAGGAGGGTTGGGTGCTGGTGCTACTGCTCTCGCTGGAACTGAAACAATCGCATCTGGTGGGTTAGGTGCTGGTGCTATACCACTTATTTATGGAACTGCTGGAAGTTTAGGAGCATTAGGTATGGATTATTTGGATAATCCAAGTAAATACCAAGGACATCACAGAGAAACTCGCAGTAATGTTGGTGGTCCTATTAATAAAATAGCACACTCAACCCTTGCTGGTCAAGTAGAACAGAACCATTTACTCAATAATCTTAATCAGCATTTAGGAACTCAATATGGAAATCTGTCCCAAGCAAGTATAGCAAATGCTGACGCACAAAAGATGAGAAGTGCTATGACTACTGATAGAATTGCCACATTAGCAAATACATATAATTCTGGGATTGATAATAATGGGTTTGCTTCTTTTGGGGGTGGAATACATCATCATATTATGAGAGGTGGAGCGCTTCGTAAAGAAAAAGGTTCAGTTGGTATTGTTGGAACTCAATCACACCTACCACCAGCATTAGTATCACAACCTTTTAGTGCGAACTTTCAATTTCAACATACGCTCCCACCAGCGTATCAAAGGTTTAGTAAAGGTGGAGGTCTATACGCATAATTTAATTATTAAGATTAATTATAAAATTATTATCTTTTGATTATATATAATATGCTGACTGATAGTCAAATTAAGGACTTATCTAAAAGAATGAACTTTCAATTGGAAGGAGTATATTTTAAAGACGAATTACCAAGACAATTAAAATATAATACTTCTTATGTCATTAATTTAGATAATTCAATTGACGATGAAGGTAATGAAAATGAAGGGTCTCACTGGACTTGCCTACAAGTTAATAAATATCCAGATGGTAAAGTTGAACCTATATTCTTTGACCCTTATGGAGCGCCTCCAAGTGAGAGTATAAAAAGATTTGTCAAAGATAATTGTGCGAAACCATTACCATATACAACAAAGGATATTCAGTCATTAATGAATAACGCTTGTGGGTTTTATGTGTGTGCTTTTTTACATTATATTAATTCTTGGGAACATAGATGTAAAGACCTTTACGATGATGTTGATATGTTTATGAATTATTTTGATGACCTTAATACGAGTATTGATTGGAAGAAGAATGAATACATTTTGAAAATGTTTTTTCAATCAAGCGACCCTAATAAGAGAACAGATATAGATGTCTTATCCAATAAAATAATGGACGAAGATGAGAAGGGGAGAGGTCTTGATTTAGTTAAAATTCCAGTATCAACTAAATTAATGGGAAAGTAGGGAAAGTAGTAAAGTTGTGCGGTAGTTTGGAACTTTTTTAGTTGGATTTTTTTTATAATTTGTAAATTGATAAATTATAAAAACCTTGCCAGAAATCTTTGAAAATGGCGCACAACTTTACTACTTTACCACCTTTGACCTAATTAGTGTAATTTGATATATGTATCCGCCATATTAAGACTACTTCCCATCTCTTTCATATCATTTGACAATTGTTTTGTTTCTTCACTATGTTTAGAAAACTTATCAGTTAAAAATGTATGACGTAGTTGATTAACTCCTACCTTCTTACCATCAAATATTTTATTAATTCTTTGGTTTAATTTAACAGATGTTAATGGGTTCATATATGCGTCAAATAATAATGTTTTAGTTGGATTAACCGAAATCCATTTCTTTAAAATACTTTGTAATGGTTTAGGTATTGATACTTCTTGTTTGCCGTATGTTTTAGCAGTCTTATATGAATTGAATACTAATTTGGTTTTGTCTAAATAATTCTGTTTATCTTTATCAGCATCTTTAATATAAAAGTCGCAGTAATCTTTACTTCTTCTTGGAGGTATAAATATCGCACCTAATAACGACATAATAATAAATTGTTGTATCTCTTGAAGTTCCGCTGGTTTCAAATCTTTCTTCTTATACAATATATCAGCGTTTCGTTTAAGGTCTTCCCATACTTCTTTAACTTGTGTGGTATTAACCCAACTCGCTTCTTGCTCTGGTGTCTTTTCTTGTTTATGAATTTCTTTATTATAAGTATTAACATCTTCCATCATCTTCTTTCTATACTCACCATCATCAGTTATAATTACCAAACTGCTTAATATTGTCTTTCTTTTGTTTGGAGGTAAATCTTCTAAATGTTTTAATATTTTATCAACATCGCTGAACTTTGAAAAGTCCATCTCACCTTCTTTACCAAATACACTATGGTAAAGATTTTTTAAGATTGAAGCGTATGTTGTAATTGATGATTTAGAAAGAGTTGGACGCTTACTATGAATAAACTCTTTTAAGTCTGTCATATATTATTAAGGAAGAAATTAATTTAGGAAATATTAATTAATTATTAATATTAACAAATATATTATTATATGAAATTATAATTTAAAGAATTTATAATATTATTTTATATATATGGTTGAGATTAGAAGTTTAAAGAATGACCTCACTTTTGGTATGAAGAAAGAAGAAGAGGTATTACCTTTATTACAGCAAACTTGGAAAGAGGAAGTTAATATTTTAAACACAAAAATAAGGTTTAAGAATGAATATCATAAATACGATTTTGAGAGTGATGGTGGTAGTGTTTGGGAGGTAAAGAGCAGAAGGAATACTAAAACAACATACCCTACTACTATTATACCAATCCATAAAACTATGCTTACAGAAAAACCTTATTACTTTGTATTCAACTTTACTGATGTATGCTGTTATATAGAGTATGATGAAGAGAAGTTCAGCACCTTTAATAAACGAATGATAAGGTGTTTTAGACAAGGTGCTAGACCAACACCTATATTACATTACGAAATACCAATAGAACTGCTTACGGATATGAAACCTTTAACTGAAAGTTAAGGATTTAAACAGATTTAATCATTAATTAAGTTAATGATTAACTATTCTAATGAATTATTATGATAAAGCATTAATAAAATTAATTTTATTAATCGTTTATACACTTTTATAGTCTTATAATATGATTTTTCATCTTAATAATCATATTATATACCTTTTATTTGATTATTAATCTTAATAATCAGTTAAACTCCTTCCATTTTAACTCCGTTGATACTTTCTTTAAATTGTTGATTATAATATATTAAGGCAAACCTTTCACCTTTAAATGTTTCTGTCTTATGAGCGAGATTAGCACCATTAAAGATGATAAGTTTATTATGTGTATCATACAATGTAGGTTTATTATCCTTATTATATACATACAACCCTCCACCAGTAAAATCACCTAAAAAGGTAATACCACCAAACCCACTATTACCTCCGTCTGTATGTTTCTTTGCTTTAAGGTTCTTATTAATAGTTATAGTTGAGTATTCAAAACCAGATGGTAAAATAGCATTACCATAATCAATAACCAATTTAAATAACTCTGGTTCTTTTTTATTTGCTGAAAACTCACTAATTCCTAAATTACGTCTTCTACCTATACCCATATTAAAAGTCCAACCTTTATAACCTATTACATCTCCTCTTGTTCTTTTATTATCTTTACGTTTCCCTTCTATCTTTGGTATATTTGCTGATTGTAATTCTTTTAATAACCTTTCTTGAATGTCTTTTATTTTTTCAGTTTGGTCTATTTTATCAATTATTATTTCTGTGCTGTCATAATCATCAATAGGTATTTTATCTAAATTATGTATCTTACCACCTTTAATTTTTTTTCTATTCAAAAGTATCTCACCCATAGGTTTATCTTTATTCCTTCTTGTATTATGTTTAACTAATGAAGGATACTTTTTTATAAGTATATTAGCATCACTTATCATAGTATCAATTCTTTCATTTTCATTTTTAGCAATATCATACTTAAACGATATTCGGTTAAACCTAATCATACCTCCATTCTTTAAGTATGATAATATAGCATATTCAAAATCACCTTTAATTTTAATATCCAAATCAATTTGTAATTTTTCATTTATTATACCCATTAACGCACCAACTACAAACCTTAAATCAGTTGTGTATGGTTTTTGACCCTCCATAAAATAAGCATTAGCAACTGGATATACACCCCATAATTTAAACCCATTATTATCACATAGTTTAAACCCTTCGTCAATAATATTATTTAGTGTATATGTCTTTACTAATTTCTTACCTTCTAATTTATAAATGGCGCTTATATCATCATCTAATTTTAAAATCTTTTGTCCTACCTTATAGTTTCTAAACACCCAATTCATTTGTCCGTATATACCCTTATTCTCGTTTGTAATAATTATTTTATTATAATATTCTTTTGGAATACCATTTCTATAAAGGTCTGCTTGTTCTTTATTATGAACCAACAAATTAATTAATTTTGTAGGGATTTTATTCTCCTTTAAAGTTGTTAATGTCTTCTTATAACATATATCTACTCTGTTATATGTAATAACTAAAATTATATAACTCATAATATAATATACCAATATTTTTTTTAATAAACTCTACCTACTATTAATCCCTTACCTTTCATCGCTCTAATTTTCGCCATATGCGCCTTTGCTTCTTTACTTCCTTTCTTAAATCCTCTACCATCAAAAGAAGTATTGTTTTGAATACCTAATGCTCTATCAATTTGCTGACCTCCGTATGCTCCAAGTGCGCTTCCAGCAACTCCTCCCACAAATTCTCCACCAGCACCACCAGTAGCAAGTCCTCCTAAAACACCACCAGCAAGTCCTCCTAATGCTGATGTGGTTGCTGGTATGACATAATGACCTACAACCTTCGCATCATTTTCTATCGTAGGTGCTACTCGTTTAACATCATTAACTGCGGTATTAACTGCTTTCGCAACACCATTTTTAGAAGGGTTGAATGCTTTATTGAACGCTTGACCTATTTTTGATAATTTTCCACCTCTAATATGAACGATATGCTGTTCAGTATCACTATCACTATCACCACCAGCATCTATATAATGATGATGATGATGAACTCCTAAACCTAAACTACCACCGCTAGTTCCACCAGCATACAACCCTTCGCCTCTCATAGAATTTTTATTGACTTCATCAACTGATGATGTTCCAGTATGAGACAAAGGCATAACCATAGGCATAGGTCTTACATCATTCATAATAGCACCTCCTTTCATTCCTCGTATTTTCGCCATATGCTCCTTTGCTTCTTTACTACCTTTCACAAACTTGGGCATTATATTATTTGTGGATATTTTATTTTTCTTTTTATATGCTATTACTAATATTATACCACTATTACCAAGAGGTTTATTTTTGTATATAGTATAACCTTTTTTTTTAATTGTTGATGGATTTATTTGTCTAAATCTATAAGTATTATCTGTATCATCTATTTTAGGGTGTTTATATTTGTGTTCTTTTAACCATTTTTTAGCATCTTTAATAGTATGTTTATCTTTATGAAATATAACTGATTGAACTATACTATTAATACCACCTCCTTCAATATCTCCCTCTTGGTCTGTATCACTATCACTATCCATATCAAGCGTAATATTTCCACCAGTAATTCCAGCGCCAGTAGTAATCTCATTAACTTTACCACCAATATCAGTAATAGTATTACTTAACTTCCTTAATCCAGACATATTACCGAATAATTGTTTGGTGTCTTGTTTAACAAACTCTCTATCTTGTTGATTACCTATATTACTTCCATTTAGTATCGCCAATATAAAGTCTTGACAATTATTATCTCTTGCTGAGTATTTAAAGAACTTACCTCCTTGTATCTTTCTCGCATTATCTAAAATAGTAATAAGAGATAATCCTTGTGGTATATTTTGTATAGGTTCAGTTTGTGTATTAGGTGGAATAGAAGGGTCTATATCACTATTGATTACCTCATTTTTTTCTAAACTAACTATTGTTCCGTCATCTAATTCACACCTTAAAAATAAATGAAAGAGAGTATCATAAGAAGAGTTTTTAAGGTTCTTACCAAAAACACCACCAGATGCTACTGATAAAGCAGTAGTTAATACACTTGGAACTGGCGTTCTTCCTATAACCATAGATGTAATAGTATTATCTCCATACTTTGATAATATATTTCTAACCTTTGGAGGATAGTCGTTGCGTCCATTTATTACTACATTAGCGTAATTCTCAACCTTTTTACCAACACTTTTAGCAGTATCAACTACCTTCTTACCAAAACTTTTAATATTATCTAATATACCTTCTCCTTTTAATGCTTTTAGTCTTGCTCGTCTTTTAGTTGCGTAATCTCTTTTCTGTTTTCGTTTCGCTTCTAAACGCTCTTCGTCGCTTTGGTGTTTAGTATATACTCGTTTAGTTTTTATAATTTCATTTTTAGGTTCTTCAATAATAGGTTGTTTAGGTTCTTTTTTGCTCTTTTTGGATTGTTTCTTTTGCTCTTTAAGTTCTGCTCTGCGTTCTTTATTTATCATTATATTTCTTGGAAGTTTCTCTGGTCTTCCTCTTTCTTTATTTTCAAAAGGTTTGGATAATGGAATATCAACCACTTCTTTATCTTTATGAGTTTCAACAACCTTAAAATGTTTATCAATAATATCTCTATCCTTCTTTCCAAATAAACTCAAAGGTATATGTTCAGTTGAGTTTTCCATAATAATCATATTATCAATAGGTTTCCTTACCAGTTTAATTGATGTTTCACCTCTTCTAGTAGATAAGTTTCTTGAATGAGTTAATGGATTAACTAACTTATACGATACTTTACCTTTCTTATTAACATTTTTAGTTGCGTAAAACTCTGGTATTGCTATTGTTTGAGATGACATCATAGGTATATCAACCTTTGTATTAGCATTTCGTTTTCTTATTCCTTTATTAAGACTTGGTGGTTTAGGATTTGGATTAACCTTTTTCTTTTTACGGATTTCCGCCATAAATTGTTTCGCTTCTTCACTTCCCTTCGCAAATCTCGGCATAGTATATAATATTAACAGATAATATTATTTACCAAAGTATATTTCTACTTAAATTATTGGGACTATACTTATTATGTTTCCAATTACCTTTCATAAATAAGGTTCTTTGTAAATAGTTATGTCTTCTTGCTGGATTTTTATGTTTGGTAAAGTCTTCATATCCCATTTGACCGAAGTGTATCCATTTATTACTATGAGGATTTAACACCATATATTTCTTCTTTGGATTATCAGACAATTCAATATCTACATTATCGCCTAAATATTCTTTTGCTTTTTTAAATACTACCTTTGGATTTGAATACTCTAATATATCTTTACTCTTTGAATTAGCAGATATACCTTTACCTTCAAACTTTGGAAGATTATAATCACCTTTAATAATCTGTTTTAGGTCAATTTGATTTATTAAATTTTTTTTTTTTATTTCTTCTGGTGTTAATGGAGTATGTTTATTTATTCTTTTTGTAGGTCTATATACTGGATAAGATTTATTACCTATATCTTTCCATTCCTCTTCATACCATCTTTTAAGATTTTTTGGTTTATTATCGTTAGAGTAAGTCCCACCTAACTCTTTATATTTTTTAACAATAAATCCACTCTTGTAAGCAGATGGTTTAGAATATATAGTATCCGCATATTTTTTAACCTTATCATAAAGGTCTTGATTATCAATAGTAGGCATATATATAATTAAGATTTATTTTTTCTTCATTTGCTTTTCCCTTACAACCCTTGTTGTTTCTAACAAATATTCATTTACATTATAACCTCCAAATGTTTTACACATATATTCAGCGTAATCACCATACTGATATTTTTTGTAATGTTTCTTTTCATTTTTCTTACCTTGATTAGTAATCTTAACTAATTCATCTTGGAAACCATTCCTTCTCGCCCAATCAGATATATTTGATGCTGTAATACCACCAAAACTCCAACCACTGCTTCTGGTTCTCCTATGGTAATCACTATAAGTCCAAGCGCCATCAATTGCTTTCAATCCTCTTAGGGATGTTAGTTTGGTTGTCTTATCCCAATATTTTAGGTTGAATAAAGAATAATACTTATTAGGGGTTAGATTATAATTCAAAGTCTTATACAGAACCCTAATTTTGAATGGAAATATAGATTTGTTTGATTTACATCCTTCTCGTTGTCTAAAATTCTTCCAACTCTCTCTGCCGTCAGCAGTTGAAAAAAATTCTTTCCAAAAACACTCCGCAAATGTATAAAATTTATTTTGTTTCAAAAACCATTCTTCAACCCTTTTGTCATCTTTTACATCCTTAAATTTAATACGATATTCATTAAAATCTTTTCTATTGTATCTAACGCTTGGATGATACTTTGAAACTCTTGAATAAATATAACATTTACCATTATAACTAAAATTATCATTTAATATATCTTCATATTTATCATAACCCTTACCAGCAATATTACTTCCATAACGAAATGTGTTGTATTGTGTTTTAAACAACCCTCTTCTTATCATAAAATATTTTTTCAACTCAACAAACATAATATTTTGAGTGCGTTTAAGAGTATAAGGTTTGTTTAACTCTTCAACCACACTATTAAACATACCTTTAAATGTTTCTTGGGTTTCATTAGGTTTATATACTTCAACCTTATAAGTTAAAACAACATTCTTAATAATGACATCATAAGTTCCTTTGGTTTCAGTTTCAACCAACTCAATATGGTTAGGAATTTCAATAACATTTAAATCTTCTGGGGAAGGTTCTGGGTTTTTATTTGGGTTCTTAATAACTTTTAAGGTATAAGTCCCTTTAATTTCACTTTCAATCAACTCATAAAACGCTGGGGTTGCTTTAACAATAAACTCGTTGTTAGACATTTGATATTATAGTTTAGTATATATGTTTAAGTCGTTTTTAAAATAATATATATTAATTATTCTTATAAGGAAATTATTAAAATATATATTAGGTCAAAAATGAAAAAGAGGGAAAGTTGTGAAGTGGTGCGCCATTTTCAAAGATTTTTATGGGACTTTTTTTATTTTTTGGATTTTTAATATTTTTAAAAAACCTCGCCAAAAATCTTCTAAAACACCGCACAACTTTACTACTTTCCCTACCTTTTTTATTAATTATTATATATATTAATATATATTAAAAACGACTTAAATATTTATACTATTCTATAATATCAAATGAATAGAGTGTTTGAAGAGATTGAAATTGATATGGGTGATATTAATTTTAGAAGACGTATAAGAGGTATGAATAAATATTATTATCCTTTTTTGTTGTTAGAGTTTAAGGAGTATATGAATATTAAAAAAATATCTTTTGTTAAAGATAAAGGTTATATAATTAATCCAGAACCAGTTTATGAGGGTAAAATATATTTAAATAAAAAAGATAAAATGTATAATATTAGACACCGAGCAAAAGCGGATAAAAAAAGGTTTAATTACAATAAACAAATTATAGGTCCATACTCAATAATAAAAATTAATTACTGGAATATACAATATGATACCGATAATTATACTTATGAAATACGTAATGATAGTGGTGATGATACACCAGAAGAAATTATGGATAGAATACGATGTATGAAATCTTGGGAACTTCGTAAATCTCTAAGTATTCCAGACATAAAAAAATTAGCAGATATTAATGGGTTTGATAGAAGTAAAGTAATTAAAAAAATTGTAAATAAAGGTAAGAAAAACGAAAGAATAGAGTATAAAGACCCTAACCCTAAAAGAAGAGATAAATATGGGTATATCAACCATACTATAACAATTAAAGACTATATAACATTCTTAATGAAGTTATAATCACCTTCTTATATCCAATATCTCTAACAGACCCTTTCTAAATCTTTTGTCAGCACTCTCCTCCATATCAATAACCAACGGACTAAACTTTTCTTGCGTTGCGTATTCGTATAGTTGTATTAATTCTTCTTTGGTTATCCCCAACCCAAATTCACTTAATATGATATTAACCTCTCTATTACCACTTAATTTTAATAACACCATATAACTACAATTATTACGAATAATTTTAGGTATTTTGAAATATGACTGACTAATGAAAATAACAGAGCAATTTAATTTTCTTGCTCTTATGTAGTAGTTCTCAACCATACTTAAATCTTTACTCAATACTAAATCGTCCCAAACTACTAAATGATTTTTTTCTTTATCAAAGTCATCAAGTTTAGGGGTATTACTTAATCCCTCTTTAATGACTATCTGGTCGCATTTGTTAGTAATCCATTTGTATAATGGTTCATCTTTGTTTTTTGTAATTATGTTAATTGTGCTAAATGACCCTTTTTCACCACAACTAAATACCTTTAACAAGTTTATCAAAAAATTAGTTTTACCAGAACCAGATGGCGCTACTATACACATTCTAAAAGGTAGTTTAAAGTTATGTAAATGAAAATTAGGATTATCTACTTTGTCTAAAAACTCCTTAGGCATACGTTCATACATATTAACAATCTTACCACCCTCAATATCTTTGTCTTTTCTCTTTGGAGGCATACTATTAATATTAAATGAGAAAATTAATTTTCTTATTTAATTATATAATGAGCGGACAAGGCATATCATACCCACCTCCAAGTGAGAACTTACCAACCTTTGATAGTAGTGTGTTTAAAATTAATACAGCACCAATAACGGCAACATCTGGTCTTGAATACTTTTTAGCGTTTCCAACGGCACAAGGAACACAGAACCTAGAATCTATTAATGTAGGAGGAGTTGCTACTTTTTATAGTAATATCATTTTAGATGGTGTTGGTGATTATATTCAGTTTCCAGATGGTTCTCAACAAACTACTGCTGGTGGTGGAGGCGCTGGTGGTGATGTTTTTCTCGCTGGTGGAACAGCATTAGTTCCTCAAACTTTTACTGGATATAATCAATTTGATAATGAATTAGATATAAACGGAAATTTAATATTCCAAAATAGTTCAAGTTTAATCGTCCTTAATAGTTCATTACAAATTCAAAACTCTCTTTCACCAACATACAATATAGGTTTAACTAATTCATCTACCGATTGGACGTTATCATCCGCAGTAGGAGGACTACCGCTCAATTTTAATTTAAATTTTTCTGGAATGTCTATTACAGAAGATGCTACATATATAAATTTAAATGCTACAAATTCTGTTGTTATTAGTAATATATTAGCATCTCCAACTAACCCAACTATAAATTCCGCAAATTTAGCAAATGGAAAAGGAACTTTTTATGTAAATAGTAGTCAATTACCTTCTTTTGCTTATAATGATGGAACAACTATTACATATAGTCCTTTGACAACTCAAACTGATTTAACTAATTACGCTCTTTTATCTGCTGATAATACTTTTACTGGTGATAATACTTTTACTGGAAATAATGAATTTCAATCACCAATTAATATAGATAATACAACAATAAATTTTCAAGGAAACGCATCTATAATAATGGGTAATACATATTCTGTTTTAGATTTTCCAGAACCCTTACCAACTATTCCAAATAATAAAACTGGTTTAGGTATTGGTTGGAATAATGCTGACCCTATTGATGAATTTGGAGAAGTAGATTTCCTTTGTTATGGAGGTGAGGATGCTAGTGGTGGATTTGCTTTTTATAATATGAATTCAACAACCGCACCTACGCAATTAGCAAGTTTTTATCCATCTGGAATAACTTTTTCTATAAATCCATTAATTCCAACTTCAACCGCAATTGGAACATCTACATCAAGTCCAACTACTACAAACTATTATTTAGATACTACTTATGCTCCATTAGCAAGTCCATCATTATCTGGAACTCCTACTGCTCCAACAGCATCTGCTGGGGATAATTCAACAACTATTGCTACAACCGAATACGTTTCAATTGCTACAAGTAGCGCTATTAGTAATACTTTTAAAACTTTCCAATGGAATTATCAACCAATAAATGCTGGTGAAAATACATCTTGGCAAGGTTATATACCTTTATCTATTACTATGAATGTCTTTTATTTTTTATTTTCCACTGCTAATCCTTCAACTGCTGAGTCAATAAATGGCGCGGCAACAATATATGCTAATAATACTCAATTTAGCGGTTTTGGTTATGCGGTAAAACAAAATTATACTGCGAGTGGTTATACTGGTTATGGTTATGTTTTTACAATTTTAGGTTATACTGGCGCTCCCAATTCAAGTCCAAATTTAAGTATTACAAGTCTTGCTCTTACGAGTAATTCACCTAACGGATGTTGTTATTGTAAATTTCAAGGTTTAAATGATGGGGGTGTTTATAATTTAACTCCTAATTCTACAAATTATATGAATTTTATAATTACCAAATGGAATTAATAATCTTGTATATATTATATGTCTATTCAACCATATAATTCACAATATCAAACATCATTAGTTCCTCAAACTCTTTTAGGATATTCTGATAATGGTGTTTCTGCTCTTGAAATTACTTCTACAAGTATTGTTTTGGGAGGGAATTTAAATACAACTCCTATTTATGTTTCTATCAGCACCGCTGGTTTAACAACTACATTAGCAACTGGTTTAGATGTAAATTGTGATTTCAATATGAACCAAAATGATATTACTAATGTTTCTTCAATTATACAAGAAGGGAATGATTTAAATATAAATACTGGTGTTTCAGCATTAGATATAAATATTTCTGCTGGTAGCGCTCTTAATTTGACTGGTGATGATAATATTAATTTAACTTCAACAAATGGAAAAACATATATCAATCTTTCTGGTGCTTCATCTGGGGACGGAGAACTTGTTTGCTCTAATTTTAGTAGTGGAGGAGATATTACCCTTTCGGCATTAAGTGGAGGTGTAATAGGTTTAAACTCTGGGGACAACGTCCAAATAACTGCTGGTGAAAATTTTTTCGTAAATACAAACGCTACAACTGGGATTATCAGTTTGAATACGGATAGTATGAATATAAACTCTACAAACGGATTAAATATGAACTTAAAAAATATTGTTAATTCTACTGGTCTTACTACAAGTGGTGGTAATATTGATATAATCTCACAAACGGACGATATTAATATTCAATCTGTTACTGGAATGAGTATATCGGTTAATAATGGAGCATTAAACCTTACTTCAAGCGGTGCCTCAATTAATTTAACAACAGACGTAGATATTAATTTTACCTCTACGTTTGAAATTCAATTCATAAATCCTACGGAAACTTGGTTTAATACTACAGCACCAAATCAAGGGGATGGAATAGTATATGGTAATTTTTATGGTAATTTAAATGGTAATGCTACGACTGCTACAAATGCTACAAATGTTGCTATAACGGATAATAATACTTCGGCAACATACTATCCAACTTTTGTAAGTAATAATACTGGTAATTTGGCGTTGAATGTAGATAAGACAACTAACCCTCTTTCATATATACCTTCAACTGGAAATCTGTCTTCTACATTATTTACTGGTTTGTTATCAACTGGTGGATTAGTTTATTTATCAACTGGGTCAGTTGCTATTACTGGGTCAGCATCCGCAACCAATATCAGTTTATCTGGTATATTCAATTCAACGTATAAAAACTATCGTATAGTGTTATCCCCAACTAGTCAAATAACTTTTACAGCGTATCCTTCGTATAGTCTTCAAGCGTTCTCTGGAATTGGAACTATGCCGACGATTGCTTCTCTGTATGGATTTGAAATGACTTCTTCGGCGACTACTATTGTAACACCAATTTATACTGCTGGGGCAACTATATCTTCTTCCCCTTTAATATTAGCAGTCAGTCAAGTAGTTAATCACCAAACAATTATTGAAATAGAAAATGTAGGTTTTACCGCAACTACTACTCAATCATTAGGTTTGAAATGTAAATCGTTTTATTCAAACCCAGGGATAAGCGGTGCGAGTGATAGAAGTATTTTGGCGTCAAATGTAAGCGGATCAACGATTACTGGATTAGTTTTACAGCAAAATAGTATATCAGTTGGAAATAATATGACGATTGGTTGGACGATATACGCATATAAATAAAATATTGACAATATATATGAATGACCCTTTACTAACAGAAGAAGACGAAAGATTTGTAATGTTTCCAATAAATTATCAAGATATATGGTCTATGTATAAGAAACAAGTTGAATGTTTTTGGAGAACCGAAGAAATAGATTTAGTAAAAGATTTAGTAGATTGGGAACAAAAACTAACTGATAATGAGAGGTATTTTATTTCTGTTGTTCTCGCTTTTTTCGCTTCAAGCGACGGCATAGTAAATGAAAATTTAGGATTAAGATTTATGAATGAAGTAAAAATAAGTGAAGCACGAGCATTTTATGGTTTCCAAGTTGCTATGGAAAATATACATAATGAAACTTATTCTCTTCTTATTGATACACTTATAAAAAAAAAAGAAGAAAAAAAGAAACTATTTGAAGGTATTAAAAATTTTCCTTCAATTAAGAAAAAAGCAGACTGGGGAAAGAAATGGATTACTGATAGTTCTTCATTCGCAACAAGGTTAGTTGCGTTCGCATGTGTAGAAGGTATAATGTTTTCAGGATCATTTTGTTCTATCTATTGGTTAAAGAAAAGAGGATTAATGAATGGATTATCTTTTTCAAATGAATTGATTTCACGAGACGAAGCAATACATACCGAGTTCGCTATTCTTCTTTATTCCAAACTAAAAGAAAAAATATCCAAAGATCAAATTCACAATATTATTAAGGAAGCAGTAGAAATAGAAACAGAATTTATTTGTGAGGCATTACCATGTAGATTAATTGGAATGAATAGTGATAGTATGAGTAAATATATAAAATTCGTAGCAGATAGATTATCAGTTCAACTTGGGTGTGGAAAGATATATAATATAAATAATCCTTTTGATTTTATGGAATTAATTTCAGTAGAAGGTAAGACTAACTTTTTTGAAAGAAGAGTAAGTGAATATTCTTTATCAACAAAAGATAAAAGTGAAGAATTACAATTTGATTTTTTATAATATACATAAATTATTAAAGTAGATAAGTCAAATAGAAAATATTTACAAAGTATAATGCCTACTCCAAAAAATCAAAAGTTATACGATCAAGTAAAGAGATATGCGGATAGTATTTATGAGAAACCTTCCGCATACAAATCAGGATTTATCGTGAAAAAATACAAAGAACTTGGTGGCGAATATTTAGACGATAATAAACCTAAAAATTTAAAACGTTGGTATGAAGAAAATTGGGAGGACGTAGGTCATTCCAATTATCCAGTTTATCGTCCAACAACAAAAGTAAGTAAGAAAACACCTCTTACTCCAAGTGAAATAGAACCAAGTAATCTCAAAGAACAAATATTATTGAAACAAAAAATTAAAGGAAAACATAATCTTCCTCCTTTTATAGAGAAATAATATATGGATACAAATGTATTTGACGCTGTATTTTGGTCTTTTTTTATAACTTCAAGTATAGGATTTATTCTCGCTTTTACAAAAATGCTTTACAAATCAAAATGTTCCACAATAGAATGTTGCGGATTTAAACTAACACGAGATATAGAAGCAGAAGAAAAGATTGACGAACTCGAAATAGAAAGACACGTAGAAACAAAAGAAGAAAAATCTAATAATAATGTATAATGATCATTACCGAAATAAAAGAAAGTTCAAAACCAACCAAAAGATTTAGAGTGAAGTTGTCAAATGGACAAGAAATAGATTTTGGATTAAAAGGTGGTTCAACTTATATAGATAATCATGACGAAGTCAAAAGAAGAAATTACTGGGCACGTCATTTCGCTTCAAGACATGAACGACATTTGATTTATAATTTAATTCCAAGTCCTGCCCTAATGAGTGCGTGGATACTTTGGGGACATTCAACTGATATTAGTGAAAACATAAAAGAACTTAACAAAATGCTCGAAGCGAAATATGGCGGTCTATAACTTTAGATTTAGAAAATAGTTTATAAATTCTTCTCTTTGAACTTATAAACTTTAATAACTTTAATAATTTATAGTATTAAGAAATATACATTATCTAATTTTTTTATAGTTATAATATAATATGGAAGAAATACCTATTGCCCCTTTAACTGCTTCACATAAAAGAAAAATGGTAAAAGGTGAATCTTTTAGAATTAAGCATGGTGGAGCAGTCATGCTCGTTAAACCTCATAGAGTTCCAAAAATAATGAAAGCGTTTAAGAATGGTAAATCGCATACAATCAGCATGACTGACGAAGAAGTTCATGCGAATGGTGGTTCTATATTTGGTGATAAGTTTGACAAATTTTTAGATAAACATGGTGCGAAAAAGGCAGTATATGCTATTGGAGATCAACTTAAACCAGTTGCGAAAGCAGGAATAACCGCTGGAATACTGGGAGGTGCGGCAGCGTTAAGTGGATTAGAAACATTCGCAACAGGCGGAGCAGGAGCGTCCCTCGTGCCAGCGATAGGGGTTGGAGCGTTGGGGTTATCTGCTCTCGCAAATGATTATATTGATAATCCAAAAAAATATCAAGGAAGTAAAGGACAAACACAATTAAATGATTTGAAATCAGCAGGTATGTCAAAGGTAGGACAATATGGAAATCAAATTGGAGGTCAGTATGGTATGAGTGAATTAGGAACAAATCCTTATGCTTCTTTGAATGCTATGACTGGAACAAACGCAGGAGCATTAGGAACAGCAAATGGACAAGTCGCTATTGCTAATAGTATTAATCAACAATTATCAAACGCACAAGTATTCGCACGAGATAGTTTAT